GATTGCTTCTAAGAAGGCACACTTTGATTATCTACGCATGAGAAAAGTGAAATGGGAATACTATACTGGCAAAATGTCACAAGAAGAACTTGAACAGTATGGTTGGGAACCGTTTCAGTTTACCCTCAAATCCGACATCAATACATACTTAGAGGCTGACGGTGATTTAATTAAACTGTTAGAAAAAAAAGTATATCACGAAGAAGTAGTTTCGGTAATTGAATCGATTATGAATGAATTGAAACAAAGAACCTGGCAACTCCGTGATTTTATATCATGGGAAAAATTTATTAATGGCGGAAACTGAACAAGTAATTGTAACTAAGGTTAATGAAGTATATGGTAAAGTATTTGCAGAACGCTCTATTATTAAAGAGGCTGCCGAATACTTTACTTTCATGGTACCAGGTTATCAATTCGTACCTGCATACAAAAATAGAATTTGGAATGGTAAAATACGTCTACTCAATTTACAAACTTCCCAATTATACATTGGACTATTATCATATCTAAAATTATTTTGCGAAGAACGTGACTACGAATTAATACTAGAAGATAATCTAGATGTAGAAGACCAGTTCTCTGTATACCACGCAAATAAATTCTTTGATGAATTAAACCTACATTCTCGTGGTGAAAAGATTGGTGTGCGTGAACACCAAACAAATGCATTTATTCATGCAATGCAATCTCGCCGTGCATTACTATTATCACCCACGGCATCTGGCAAATCACTAATCATCTATCTTATCTTCCGTCAATTACTAGATTATCAGAATCTACGTGGTTTGATTATTGTGCCAACTACATCGTTGGTTGAACAATTATACTCTGACTTTTCAGATTATTCAAGCGAAGATACATTTAAAACCTATATGTACGTTCACCGCATATATCAAGGTAAAGAAAAGGCCACAGATAAACCATTAACTATATCTACGTGGCAATCTTTATATAAGATGCCTAAAGAATACTTTGAACAGTTCGATTATGTTATTGGAGATGAGGCACATCTATTTAAAGCACAGTCTTTGACATCAATATTGACATCGTGCATCAATGCCAAATATCGCATAGGACTTACCGGAACACTCGATGGCACGAAAACTCATAAACTTGTACTAGAGGGATTGTTTGGACCGGTCAAACAGGTAACTACCACAAGAGAACTAATAGACAAGAAACAAGTTTCTGATTTTGAAATTAAATGTCTTATACTAAAACACCCACCTGAATGGTTTAAAGGGGTAGATTCCTATCAAGATGAAATACAATATCTCATATCAAATGAGGCCAGAAATAAGTTCATTAAAAATTTAGCGGTTTCACTTGGCAAGAATACGCTAGTTTTATATCAAATGGTTGACAAACACGGTGCAATACTGTATGATATGATTAAGAACACCAAGAATATTGGCGAACGAAAAGTCTTCTTTGTCCACGGCGGAACCGAAACCGGTGACCGAGAAGAAATTAGACGAATCATGGAGATTGAAAATGATGCTATTGTTGTGGCTAGTTTTGGGACTTTTTCTACTGGAATTAACATTAGGAATTTGCATAACATTATTTTTGCGTCACCATCTAAATCGAGAGTGCGAAATTTGCAATCGATTGGAAGAGGTTTACGACAAGCTGAAGGCAAAGATAAAGCAACATTATATGACATAGCAGATGATATGCGAAAAGGTAAGTCAGTTAATTTTACCTTAAAACATTTTATTGAAAGAACAAAGATTTATAATGAAGAACAATTTCCTTTTAAGGTTTATAAAATAGGATTAAAGTAATGAATTTAGAAGTAATATATAAAGGTAACAAAAAGGATACACGAATGGAAAACAATATAAAAATAGTTCGTTTAACCACAGGCGAAGATATCATCTGTAATATAGAAGGTGATTATCATGAATCCAGTTTTAAAATGGTAGAGCCTATGTCTGTTGGTATTCATGAAGGTCGTAATCAAATGGGACTGGTAATGAGGCATTGGTTGCCTGTGCAACTGATTAAGAAAAACGAAGTTACTATTGTTGCTAAAGATATTCTTACAGTATTTGAACCTAATGAAGATTTAAAAGAATACTACTTGAATACTGTGGAGAAGATTGCTAATTTGTTAAAAGCAAGAGATGTAGCCGATGAGTTGACCGAAGATGAAGCGAATCATATTATGGAAGCAATTAGTGAATTACAGGAAGGAAGATTATTACATTAAACATCAAAGGGGGACACCGAGAATATAACACTTTGTCAAGCCCTTTGTCAACAACTTTATGTGGTACACTTGAATAAATTATGAACACAACAACTAGAAAACCAAAAGAATACGTCAATAATGCAGACTTTTTAAAGGCACTTACAGATTATAAAGAAGCCTGTATTCTTGCCAAAAAGAATAAACAATCTGCACCTCCAATACCAAATTATATTGGTCAATGTTGGATGAAAATAGCGGAAGGTTTATCACACAAACCAAACTTCATTAACTATACTTATCGTGATGAGATGATATCAGATGGTATTGAAAACTGTTTGATGTACTTTAACAATTTTGATCCTGCCAAATCTAAGAATCCATTTGCCTATTTTACGCAAATCATTTACTACGCATTTCTCCGTAGAATTTCCAAAGAAAAGAAACAACTGTATGTCAAGTACAAAGCCACAGAACAGATGGGTATTTTGGATGAACATGAGTTGTTAGAGTTTGAAGATGGCAGTACCAAACAATTTGAGTTGTACGAAAACATTTCCGAATTCATAGAAAATTATGAAGACGCTAAAAAGACCAAAAAAAATGCGGCAAATAAGAAAAAAGGTATTGAAAAGTTTTTAGGAGAATGATATAATGACTGTTGGATTTACTTGTTCTACGTTTGATTTGTTACACGCAGGTCATATAATGATGCTCAAAGAAGCAAAAACTGTTTGTGATTACCTAATTGTAGGGTTACAAACAGACCCTAGTGTTGATAGAGATTGGAAAAATAAACCTATTCAATCTTTATTTGAACGGTATATTCAGTTGAGTGCTTGTAAGTATGTTGATGAGATTATACCATATACCACAGAAAAAGAACTGATGGATATATTGTTATCTTATCCAATTGATATAAGAATTATTGGTGAAGAATACCGTGATAAACAATTTACTGGACATGAACTACCAATGGGTATACATTTCAATAGTCGTAAACATAGTTTCTCAACCACAAATTTGAGAAAACAAGTAGCGGAAGGTGAAAAGAAAAAAAATGTATAAAGTATATTATTATTTAAATAACAGTACAGTAGTATCTGTAAAAGAATTTGAAACTCTTAGAGAGTCAACAGATTTTGCAATAAGTTTGCCAATAAATTCCGTTTTAGAAATTAAATATTATGACGATGTTGATAGAAGAAAAGAAAACAGAAGCTAAAGTAGCAATCATTACAGACCAACATTTTGGTGCTCGTAATGATTCTATACAGTTTTTGGATTATTATGAAAAGTTTTATGATGAAGTATTCTTTCCTAAATTAAAGGAAGAAGGCATAACTACGTTATTAATTCTTGGTGATACTTTTGACCGTAGAAAGTATATTAACTTTCTTACATATAAAAGATCCAAAATTATGTTCTTTGACCGTTTGTGGCAATTAGGCATCAAAGTGCATATGCTTGCAGGTAATCACGATACATATTTTAAGAATACAAACGAAGTTAATTCAGTTGAGTTGTTATTGCAAGAATATAATAACATTAATGTGATTGACCATCCTGCAATAATTCATGTTGATGATGTTCCAATTTGTATGATACCATGGATTTGTGCAGACAATTACGATGATTCAATTAAAACGATTCAAGATACTGATGCTGAAATATGTATGGGACATTTTGAGATAGCTGGGTTTGCAATGCATCGTGGTATGCCATCACAGGAAGGACTAGACCGTGGAATCTTTAGAAAGTTTGATTGTACTTTTTCGGGCCATTATCACCACCGTTCTAATGCCGATGGCATCTTTTATCTTGGCAATCCCTATGAACTCACTTGGCAGGACTATAACGACACTCGTGGTTTCCATTTGTTTGACTTGCATAG